AAGGACAATATGGTATTGTATATGACTTATCACCTTCATATGCTATAAAAAAACTATCAATAATTCAAAATGGCAAAGATAAATCAGAATATATTAATAATGAAATTAAAGTTAGTTATTTTGTTGAATACTTAAATATAACTATTCCTTTATATTCTGGTAATTTAGCACATTTTAAAGATGAACATAATTTTTATATTATTATGAAAAAATACAAAAACATAGACGATTTAGAAAATTCAGTTGACAAAGATACAATTAATGATTTAGATGTAGCAATAAGTTTAATTTCCCAATTATATATAATTATTAAATATGCAGCATTAAATAAATTAGATCACGGTGATGCAAAATTCGATAATTTATTATTTGAAAATTGTGATATTAAAAGTAAGCCAATTTTTTCTTACAATATAGGTGGCAATATATATACATTTAAAAATTGTGGTTTTAAATTGAGATTAATTGATTGGGGAGAAGCAGGTACAATTACAAATATGAATAATAATTGGAATGCAAATTGGTTAGATAATATAAATCAAGGTATACAAAATATAAAAAAATCACAGGGTGCTGCAGCAGGTGCTCCAACTAGTGATTATTTAGTAAGAATATGTAAAATTATGGGAGTATTAGATTTAAATAAAGAACATGATAAATTAGAAGAATATTATCCAACAATTAATAAAATAGTAGCTGGAGATGTAATAGAAATAGAAAAAATCAAATTATCAGTAATTTTGGGTGAACCAGAAAAAAATACTATTTTAAATAAATTTGATACTAGAAAGATAGCAAATATTTTCACAATATTGAAAGAATTATATGATAAAAAAGATAATAATTTTTTAAATTTTTCTGGTATTGTTCAACCAAAAGATGTAGATTTAAGTTTATTACCAAATTTTAAATTCATTTCAACAAGAGGTAAATGTAATGGTGAAGGTGAAGAAAAAGAGAAAATAATTATGGAATATTGCACTCCAAAATATACAGAAGCTACTGTTGTGAATATTTGTGATTTTTTAACTAATATTGATAAATATTTAAGTACCCAGATAAAAGATCCAGACTGTAATACACATAGTTTAGAATCTGGAGATTCTAATTTTTATATTATTAAAAATATAAAATATAATATTGATACAGTTAAAAGTAAATTAGAAGAACTATTTGGAAAATTATCAATTTATAAAGAAAAAGACGATAAATATATTTATATTAATGATAATAATTTATTTATTACAAAACAATTAGATGATGATATTAAATTATATATTTATAATATTAGTCCTTCAAGTACAAAAGAAATAATGATAAATATTAATAATTTAAAAGGTCGTGTAATATCTACAAAAAATGAAATAATTCAATTATTTAATTTTATAAAAGATGCGGTAGGTCGTTCTGGTAATAATATTGTTTTATTTCCTTTAGGATTTTTTCATATACATTTAACATATAATGATAATTTAAAAAAATTCTTTTGTATTATTCACGCTAAAATTGAAGTTTCCACTGAATTAGGTAGAGTCAACACAAGTCCAGAAGGTTATTTAAAAAAATTAGTAGAATATAAAGATATACCAACTACTTGTGTTGATTTAACTGGACCTACATCAGAAAATATTTTAAATCATAATTATATATGTGAAATTAACAATAGTAATGATATTAATATTTATAAAATGAAATGTAAACCAGATACTGAAATTATTATGACAGGATTAGGAATTGATAATAGATTTTTTAATGTTCCACCATTTGTTGATTTAAATTATTATGGGGATTCTAGAATAAAATTAAAAACAGAATATGTATTAATCAATAAAGTCAGTGCTAGTATGATTCAAGAAGATTATAAAAAGAATGATTCTAATGAATTTTATAAAGAAAATGTTCCATATTGTTTACCACAAGAAGATGGAATTCCAAAAGGTCCTTGGACAAAGGAAGAATATTTATCAGTTCCAGAAGCTAAATTGGAAATGTATAAAATGTTAAGAGGAATAAATATGAATCACGCTGATGCTTTAGCTTAATTTTGAAAAAATTGAAATTTTATATCATTAAACATATATTAAATAATTTATGTTTATTGAACTATCAGATATTAAATGTTCTACTTTTCTTAAGCTCGGAGTAATGTTTGATTACACTATTTTAAATAATAATGAAATTAATTTTACTTCAAATATTTATGTTACAAGATATAATGATGATAATAAGTCAGAATCTTATAACTTGTATCATCGAGGTTATTATCTAATTGATAAAAAGACACTTTCTGTTGCAGAAAAAAATAGTGTTAATTTTACAGATGAATTTTATGAGGGTAAGAATATTTTGGTAAAAGACCTTTTTGCAAAATATATTCTAAATAATTTAATTTATTAATCAATATTTGTGAATATATCGCTAGGTTCAAATCTAAATCTCTTTTCAACTTCATAGTTATCATTTTTATTACCAACAGTTAACAATACACAAGGTTTTAAATTATCATCTAATTTTAAAATCTTACTTATTTCATCTGGTTTTAATCCTTCCATTGGACAACTTGCAATATTTAATTCCATTGCAGCAGCCATTCCAAAACCTAATGCAATATATGCTTGCATTTTAGCCCATTCTAATCTACAAGGTAATTTAGCAACATATTTTAACATTGATTCTTTTTTATTTATAAAACCAGATTGATTTGAATATTGATTAATTCTTTCTTCTAAATTATTAATGGCACAAAAAATAAATAAACAATATGATTCTTCGATTTGAGCTTGATTGTGACAAGCTTCTTTTAAACTAGATTTAATAGTTGGATTTGTTATTGCTATTACGTGAAAGGGTTGTATACCATAAGAACTTGGAGCATTAATTATGGCAGATTTAATAGAGGTTATATCAACGGGACCAGGTGAAAAATGTTTTTCAGCACGTCTCCAAATTAAGTTTTTTAAAAAAGAACCATTGGTTTGGCTTGAATTATATTTGACAGAATTATATTTTGTTTTATATTTTAAATATTTATTGTAAATATCCATTATAATTATATATAATATAAAAATAGAACAAATAATAATAATATATTTGTATCGGGAAAGCATTATATTAATTTATATAATAAAATTAAATAATCAAAATTATGAATAGTTTTAAAATAATATGGAATCGCTACCGTTTTGTACCAAAACACTTGACGGTAAATTAAACAGAATCATTTAATATTTATTAAAAAGCTATTTTCATAACAATATTATCATAACCCATATAATTATAAATATCATCTTCCATTTTAACTATTTTACCACCAACAATAATTTTAAAACTATCATAATTACAATAATTATTCGTTTCAATATTATTTTCTTTTAATTTTTCAAAATAAATATTTTTAACTTCTTGAAAAGTTTTATTATAATCTATCTCAAAATTTATTTCTCCTTTTAGTAAAAAGGTAAAATCAGTAACTATAGCTTTTATAATCATACATTAATTAATATGTATGATTATATAATATTTTTTCAATTTTTTAGGTAGTTAAACTAATCTTTCTTAATGGATTTTCACTAGTAAGAGGGTCATAATCTGTTCGAGTCCCTTTTAATAAATCACATGTATATTTACTATTTTGATTGGTATCATCGCCAGTCATAAAATTACAAAAATCAAAGTAATTAAGTAATAAATGATTTAGATATGTAATTCCTTCTTTTTTATAATCAATATGTGTTGATACAGGATTTTCAATATATAAATTATAATAAAATACATATAAATTCCAATATAAAGCAGTACATATTTTATTAGTATCATCATCTTGTTTTATTTCTTCTTTTGATAAAAAATGTTTATAAAATAATTCCCAATTTTTTAATAAATAAAAAAATCTTTTATTTCTTATATTAGAATCATCATCGTAATTTATTTTTTCAACTAATTTTTCTATATCTTTATAATCTAATTGCTTTTTAAAATTGTTTTTATGAAAACCAATATTATTTATTATATTATTATCAACTTTAAAATTTCTTATTTGACTTAAATGAGATGGATTTTGTGAACTTAATAATGAATTATAAATAGTTCTTCTATTCTTAACTTTTAATTCATTATTTATTTTTTCAGTATTTTTATCATCATTAAATCTAAAATTTTTTAAAATATAATTACAAGTTGATATTCCTGTATTTAAACCTGTACCACTAAAAAAATTAACTGAAGTATTACTATCACCTACGTTGAATATTTTTTTAGTATTATCTTCTTCTATTGTTTTTAATTTATATTTTAATGTAATTGGAAAGATATTTTTCATATTAGAATGTATAGGTTGTTCTTTAATTTTGTTATATTCTGTTGGTTTTGGTTGACCATAAGATTTATTCCATTCATCTAATAAATTATATAAATTTTTTTTGAAATCATCGATATTAGTGATATTATCAATTGATAAATCTTCTCTAGTATAAATTAACCCTAATAAAAATAAATTTTTATAAATAATGTCTTTTTTTGGATCTTTAATTTTTCTAGTTAATTCATTTAATTCACTTGATATTTGTATTCCACAGTAATAATATTTATTTGTAGATGTTTGTTCCATAAATTTTTGTAAATTCTTATTTTTAATAATTTCTTGACTTTTATTAAGATTTACACCAAATACTCTAAATACATGTTGAGCATAAGAATCATATTTCATATAATGTAATTCTGATTCTTTTATACATAGCTCGTAATTATTATTGGTTTTTTGAAAACATCTTTTTTTCATTTCATTATTAAAATATTGAACCTGATCATTATTAACATATACTTGTTCTACCATTGATGTTGAATTAATTCTAGCTCTTAATTCATTTGTTTTATTAAAACTTTTTTTATACGTAATTGTTTTATCTGTTGCATCAGTACAAATTGGACCACTACATAATGGAATATTATCTGTTTTTCCTAATGTTTTATAATCTTGTTCAAACATTTTATTATTATCCTTATTTGCACCATACATCCATACACTTGCAAATACTAATGCATTTTTACCTACATTTTGAAAATCTAATTTTACTTCTTCTATTATTAAAGAATTAATTTTAAATATTTCTTTATATGTTTTATCTTTTATTATAATGTTTTTTAATTCATTTTTATTTAAATGATCATCAAATTTTTCATTTACTTCTTTAAAAAAATTATCAAGTATTTCTCTTTGTATTATTTTTGTGGTAGTTCCTTTATCTTCTGGAAATCCTTCTTCATTAAAAAAATTTAGAGGTCCTTTAAAATTATATAAATTATTAAACATTTTATCTATTTCAAATTCTGGGATTTCTATTTTCATATAATAATCTTCGCCTTCGATTGTATAATTATTTAAATCATCACCATCTCCATTTAATTTTCCTAATTTAAAACAAATAGTAAAACTTATTTTTTTATCTTCATTTACTGTTCCACCAAAAGATTTTTCTTTAATTATAAAACAATCCTTATCTAATTTTATAATATGATGTTTATTTAAATTCTTTGTAAGTAAATAAGTATTATGTAATTTAACACAATTATTTTTATCCATTGTTTCACGATTCTTAATTGTATAATAGTCATCTTTTGATCCAAACTGTTTAGCATTTGCTTCAGTTTCAAAAACAATATCATATTCTGTATTATTTAATAATTCAAATTTAGTATCACCTTTTTTAAAATATATATCATTAATGTCTTTATTGTCTTCTTTTTTGTCTTGTTTAATAATTTCCCATATACTCGAAGGACTATTACCAACTGAAGCTATTTCTTCATCTGTAATTATATTAGTTTGTAATTTAATTATACTATTATCTTTAATCATTTTATATATTTGATATGAATTATAATAATCATATTTATTAAAAGGATGATATATTATTACTAAAGGATCTAATTTAGATATTTCAATTTCATCACTTGAACTTTTAATATAATCTTTAATTAATAATGCTTTAATAAAATTAATATGTTCTTCCTTATTTTCTACATTTAATCTATCAGTAATAAATTTTTTTAGTTGCGAAGAATTAATTTTTGATTTAAAATTATTATCAATAAGTAATAATATTTTTAACTTTTCTAGATAATTATTTATATGTTTATTATTTATTTCAATTATTCTATCCAATAATAATGTTTCTAAATCATTAACTTGAAATTGTAAATGGGTCATTATGTATAATTTTTCATCTTCTTTTTCAGGTATACTACTTGGAGCTCTAACTTTTACATTATTTTCACCTAAAGCACTTTTTTTATATTCAATTTTATCACCTGTTTGCTTTGTTGTACTAAAACAATATGGTTTTTGAGTTGAAGGAGCACTACCACTATAACAACCAATTTGTTCTAATTTTTGATAAAATTCTAAATCGATATCTCTTAAAAAATCTGCTGAAGCATAATCTCTAAAACTATTTTGTAAAAAAAATATTTGAGGTCTCCAAGGATTATCTTTACCTAATAAAAAAATATTATTAGCATGTAAACAATTTATTTTATCACGATTAAATCTAGCTGGGTATTTTGTTAATAAAGCTAAAGCAGATATTAATCCAATTGGTCCTGTACCCATAATCAAAATATTTTTAACATTTTTTAATGTACCACCTAATTGTTTTTTCATTTCTAAATATTTTTTTTTATATTTTAAATATTTTTCATAATATATTTCATCTGAAATATTCATATAATTTATAATATAAATTATATTATATTTTAATGAATATAATAAAAAATGGTTCAATAATAATAAATAATAAAAAATATAATTATAAAATTTTTGATACAGTAGGATTAGTTGATTTAATTAGAAATAATAAAAAATTTACGGATGCATTAGAAAATGCAATTAAAATTTACAGGAAAAAACCAGATTTTCATATATCAGATTTAGTTAAAGAATGGATATATTTTAGACCAGATGATGTTACTACATATTTTATTGTATATAAAAAAAATGTTATTGTAAGCACAATGAGATTTTATTATAATTTGGTTAAGAGAACAGCATATTTCAATTTGGTTTATACTAGTCCAGAATTTAGAGGACAAAAAATATGTCAAACTAATATAGCATATATGATTAATCTAACCAAAAAATATATTAAAAAATATGAATTAGAAGTAGATAT